CGTGCTTACTTTGTTCTTGTTCTTGGACTTCTGCTTGTTCTATAATTTCTTTAGAGTCAGGCAAATTTAATAAATCTTCTAATTTTTTAGTCATAGTAACTTTCCATTATATGCTACTATTATTTATCTTCTTGTACGACCTTGATGAAACATATCGCCTTCTGTAATTATACGAAAATAAATTTTTCGTTGTTTACACCAAACCCTAGCAGCTTCCCACTTGGCTTGATTAATTACCCAATGTGCTTGATTAGCTCGACTACGTCCTAGTTTTTCCTTAACTGCCTGATTGCTAGGTTTAACTTCTATAAGTTCGACATGACTAGATCCTTTAGCATCTGTATAACTAATAAAAAAGTCAGGTACATATATTGTTTGCTTGCCTGTTAGCGGATTTCTATAAGGAATTTTAATTGCTTCACTTGCCCACTGTGTTACACTTGGATGCTCGTCACAAAATTTCATAAAAGTAAATTCCCAACTACTTCTATAAGTAGGCATTCTATTACCTAAATATTTTTCAGGATTCTTTGGTTTAAATTTACCTTGAGCAAATCTCGGCATTTAATCATCCTAATACAGATTTAATTGTGGTTGGTTTAGGATAGCCTTCAACTATATTTCTAATTTCTAATGATTGACCTCTAGTTGTAGATTTGTATCCTAACATACTAGTTGCTGGTCTGTTAAAATTTAAAATTTCTGTAACAATTGCACTTAGTGCTACTTTGTCTAAACCTTTTAAGGTATCTATTAATTTAAATACATTTACATCGTCAAGTTTAGCCTGCTTTAATAGTACACCTGCAACACTTATACTAGCTTCTTTTTGGAAGCCTCTTTTTTCAAAAAAACCAATTACAGCATCAACTTGATTACTAGGAAAAGTTAAAGGTTCTTCATAATAATTATTAAAAAATTGTTTTGTTTTAGCAGCACTGTCGTTATCTTTTTTAGTTGGTAAAGAACTCATTAAATACTCCTTGGTCCTACGTTATTCTCAATAGCATTGTTAACTATTCTATTTGCCATTGATGTAACTTGAGGATCGCCTCCTGCAATTTTACTTAGTACTTCGTTATTAATTGTAGATTTTTCTGATGCTGATAAGTTATTAAAATTACCTAAACCAGAAGTTACACTACCTCCAGAACCTGCATATCCTAATGCATAAGCACTTTGTCCTACAGTATTAAGTAAAGAGCTATCTGATTGTAGCGAATCGACTAATGTGTTTGTGCTTAAATTAGATATATTGTTAGTTGTTCTAACTCCGTTGGCGCTAGTAGTATTTGAAATTGTGCCTGCTGTAGGGAATATAGTGTTTGCAACACCACTAGAGTTACTTAATAGTCCTGTTACTGTACTAGTAAGCAATTCTATACCTTCTTGTCTAATACCACTTGAAGACAAGTCTTTAGCATTTTTAAATGTATTTGTAGCAGAGCGAATAAAATCTATAGTATTAAGTAAACTAAAGTTTCCATTTACATCTGTAAATGCAGTACCGCTGCCTAGTCTACCAAATACATCGCCTATACCTGCAAGAACTCCTCCTTGACCAAACAAAGTTGCTGTTCCGCCGCCTGCTAGGCTTACAGGACTAGGTGCATTATCATAATGATATTCTGCAAAGTTTTTAGGAGAACCAACTGACACAGGTCCTCTACTATACAACACAGACTCATATGCAATACTCATTTTATTTTCTGCAGGATTGCTGCCGTTGTCGCTTTGATCCATTGTATCGTGTTGCCACGAAGTAATTATAGGATTTACTAACATAAATCCAGTATATGTTTGTCTACTTAATTGAAAAATTTGTATGTTATTAAAAAACGGTACACTACTATCGTTATCTAAACCATAACGGAATCTATTTCTTAAAGGACTTTGATATGTATTGTCCGTTGGTGTTTTTGCATAAGCAGGAACTGTTGCACTTTGTGTAGCATCAGCATTATATGCACCGTAGTTACCGTCTCTAAAGTAGTATCTATAATATGCTTCCCATAATAGCGTAGTTATGCCTAAATTATCATCATGAAACGTCATATTAATTGGATCATAATCTAATCTAGTTTGTACATTCTTCTTTCTATTATATTTTTGTTTAGTTTCAACAGACATGCTGTACTTAGGTAAGTCTACACTTTTAACAAGCATTCCTATTTCTGCTTTGTGTCTGTTGTCTAGCTGCGGTATTTTCACAGCATCTGGATTTAAATCAAAAACAACATGATAAAGGAATTTAGCCTTAGGAGCAAGTCTAAATGTATCGTTGACGTACAGCCTACTAGCATGTTGATAGTCGGCCATATCTCCTTTAGGCTCTAAGATGCCATTGCCAATATTTTGTAAAAATCCGTTGAGTTTATTTGCCATATAAATATTTATCTATTATTTTAAAGTGCGTATATAATAGAAAAGGACCTCTAAGGGTCCTTTTCAAGTTATAGAAGCAATATCAACTAAGTTATGCGCCGCCGCCTGTTATTAACGTACCTGTGCTACGTCCAACTGCTGTACCAACACCACCTGCATCGTCAGTTTGGATAGCATTATCGTAACGAATACTTAGTGTTACTGTTACAGGGTCATTAGTTGCATATGCTAATGTGTTGTAGTTTGCACTTTCTACAAAACAACCATAAAGTTCAAATGTATCTAATACAGTTACATCATTTGCTCCATTTCCGCCATCTAGAATTTCAATTCTAGTTGTGAATTTGTAGTCAATTCCTGAACTTGCACTTGACTGTTCAAAGAAATCAAATTGTTTCTGTAGTTGTTCGCCTACTAGTTTTTGTACATTATTACCAACATCTTCACGTAAGTTAAGAGTGATTGGTTCCCATGTATGCTTACCAGCTAGGTAAGAACGTGAGTTATAAACATCAATTGTAATAGGTTCAAAAGAAAGATTTGGTCTTGTAACATCTACAACTTGTTTTGTTAGTTCAGTTGTAGGAGTTGTTACACCAAAGTTTTCCAGTGTAACCCTAAAACGATATTGTAGTTTAGGCATTAGCAAGCCTTGAGTTGAAGAACTCTGATCACTTGCTAATGGTACTGTAATTTTTGATAGTGTTGATATTGCCATTTTATATTGCTCCTAGTATACTTATTTATCCTATTATAGACCTGCTATTTCACCAGTATTTTTCAATCTTAGTGGAATGTAGATAAACTCAACTGCCTTAACAGGTTCAATTGCAATATCAATGTGCAATTCGTTTCTGTCAATTCTATTTGGCGTATTGTTTGAGGTATCACAAACTACTAGGAAGTCATATAATGCTCTTTGACCTACAAGCTCAAGTAATAAAGATTCAACTTGTTGTTTAATCTCATCACGTGTGATCTTATCATTTGGTTCAAAGATATATGGTTTTGCTAGTTGATTTAGCTGTCTGCGTAAGTATACAACTAGTCTAGCAACATTAATTCTGTCTAATGAGCTAGCGCCTCTTGCACGGGTTTTCTGACCAAATGCAACTAGGCCCGCACCTGTAATAAACGTAATTGGGTTTATGTTCTGTGCATATAGTGTATCACGCTGTCCTTCGTTAAGTGCAATGCTTACAAATTCGCCTTCTGCATCAATATAACCTGTTGCACTTGCATTTGTAATGCCGCCACGTCTTGTACCTGCTGGTGCAAACCATGGGAAGCTAACACCGTCGCTTAGTGCAATTGTACGTAGCATCATATGACTTGGAGGAACAACAACATTGTTACCTGCGTTGTCACTTGTAAAGCCCCATGGATAGTAAATGCCCATGTACTCATCTCTACTTACAAGACCTTGATCGTTATCTTCTACTGCTAGGTTAACGTTAGTGCCCCACTCATTAAGTGATGTAGCATCAGGTGTTAATCTTGCAGGCGAATCGCCTACGATAAATGCTGTTAAGCCTCTGTCATAGTTTAAGCTGATCATTTCACCAATTAGTTCTGGATAACCTGGTGTTGCCATCATATTGAATACTCTTGATTCGTCATCTCTGATTTCATCATTTGAGTTAACCATTGCTTGTAGAGCCTGTACAACAACTTTACGCTGTGCTTTACGTCCAAAGCTACCTGCACCATTTTCTTGGTTACTTGATTCAAGAACCCAACGATGTGGATAGTATGCTGTCATGCTTACATCGCCTTGACGACCGTTGTCAGCAGTTGTATCAATATAGTTACGCTCAAAACGCTTTACATTAAATCCGCTTCTGCGTGTATTGAATAACAACATACCTCTTGGATATAGTGCTGGATCTGGTGCATCAAAGTCTAAGAAGTCAATTTTTAGTAATTCTGAAATTGTACCGCTTGGTGCAGTATTTGCTGTGCCGCCGCTTGTTCCTGCTCTTGCATCAGCAAACTCAATACCTGCTGAAGTTGTTTGATCACCGTTATCGACTAATTCCCATTTACCTAATGCATTAAAGCGGTAAATTAAAGGATAGTTTTCTAAGTCTGAAGTATCAATCCATAGATCATTTTCTACAGCGCCTGTAGGCTCTGAAGCTGTAACAAATGGACCTTCTGCTCTTGTATTTGGATAGTAATTTTTATATCCAACCCAAGTAGTTCCATTGTGTACCATAATATCAGCTTCATCTACTACTGAGCTATACCATAATGCACCGTTTGCTGTTAGTGTTGATGGAGCATCAGTACTTGCTTCGTAGCTTAAGAACTTCCAAAGACTTAGTCTAAAGTCTCCTGTAGCATCTGCTGGCTCAGCGTAAACATTGTTTACACTATCGTCAAAATTGATTTTAGTAAACCAACTGTCCGACAGTGATGCAGAACCGCCTGCGTCTACGTTCTCAAATACAACTTCGCCACCTTTGTCATGAGTAATTACTACTCTGTTGTCTGCACTTGTTTCTGCAACAACATATGATAAGCCAGCTGCACTAATAGCATTTACAATAGTATCAGCGTCGCCCTCACCGCCTGCGGCTGTAAATTGTATTGTTATTGCAGTACTTAATGTATCCATTCCTGGAACACTTTCTTGTACTTTGAAAGAATATGTAGTTGCAGGTGAAAGCTGTGCTGCAACTGGATCTGATTGTGCAGATGCTGCGCCAAGTGCTTCTCTTCTATAAATTTTATAACCTACTG